GATAAGGGCTGTAGGTAAATCTACCGCCGGAAATGTTGGTGGTGATATCAAGCAGCTTTTCGTTAGTGCGGGAGAGGATCCTAAAAAAGTCAAGGTAGAAGATCTGCTATCACGAAAGAATCCCGCGCAGCTAATGAGGAACCTGGGCCTCTCCTCTCCTGGAGGGGCAACCAGCATTGAGAAGCTCAAGAACTTTCTGAATCAGGCAGTCTCTGTGCGAGAAGAAATGTCTAATGTCTACAATAAGCCCAGCCTCAAGAAGGATAGTAAAGGACGCACTGCGTTGCACATAGGCATCAAAGGGCTCACAGACAAGCAGGGCAACTTTTTTATTAGAGAGACACTGTGGGCCGCTGAATTATCAGGGTATATTACCCTGTCTGAGAAGCTCCTTCGGGTCTGGCCACAGTCCGGGGGTGTGATAGTGTATCCCGCAAAGAACGATAAAGACATCTGGGGCAAGTGACTCCAGGTTATAAAGCCTCTCCTCCCGCTGTATAATAGATCTATAGAGGTTACACATGAACACAGACTATGATTTTGACCGCGTGAGAAAGAACTGGGATCGATATGAGAACCTTTGTCGAAAGCTATCCGACGATAACCTGAACACGCTGCTGGACGATCTGGGCGGCCGACTAATTATGTGCCCGGCATCCACCAGGACAGACCAGTACGGAGCGTACCCGGGCGGAATGGTCCATCACGCGCTGGAGGTCACATCGACTCTCAGAACGCTGAACACCGCTCTGGAGCTGGGACTCCCCACTACTGCTATCATCAAGGTCGGCCTCCTCCACGATATTGGTAAGGTCGGTGGGCTCGAGAAGGACAACTTTCTGGAGCAGGATTCCGACTGGCACCGCGAGAAGCTGGGCCAACTCTACAAGTACAATGATGATCTTAATAAGATGTCGACCTCCCACAGGACTCTGTTCCTCCTGCAACACTACAGTGTAAGTCTCAGCCTCGATGAGTGGCTGGCGATTCAGCTGGCACAGGGATCTCACTTTGAGGAGAATCGATTTTATGTGGGACACGAGCCAACGCTAGCAGCCGTCCTTCAGCAGGCGAAGTCCTTCACAATTCATAGAACAAAGGGTGTCTCCGATAATACTTAAAGAGGCACAACATGGGATAGATCGTGAGCCTGCTTCGTAAGTACATTCGACATATCATCTTAGAAGACGCTGATGACAGCGACGACAAAGATGGACCACCCGATGACCTCCTGACAGAGCCTGATTTTATTGAGGATCCGGATGAGGAGGGTGAGGATATCCGCAAGGAGATATCAGCTATTAGCACAGGGGGAGGCGCAATGACCTCCACTAATGCGATCGGCGGCGCAACAACCCCTATGGGGACAGGTCCGACCTACCCATCAAAGAAGAAAAAGAAGAAGCGCAAGAGGAAGGGAAAGTACCCTACATATGGTACCCTCTCTAGTGACGATTAATCGATTTTTACTTGAACATTTGACCATAAAGAATTAGACTTTACTTGAATCTACTAACAGATATTTGCACATTGCACAATTAACAACAAGGAGTTAAAAATGGCAATTGATTTTGAAGCAATCCGAAGGAAGCTGGGACAACTCTCAGGAACTGGCAGCCGCCGCAATTCAATGTGGCGCCCCCAAGAGGGTGAGGAAACGACCATTCGTATCCTATCCTTTCCCGACAATGATGGACAGCCCTTCAAGGAGCGCTGGTTCTACTACAACATTGGAAACAATCCAGGCCTTCTGGCTCCCTACCAGTTCGGTACTCCAGATCCCATCCAGGAGCTGATCAATAAGCTTCGGGACGACGGTGCTAAGGAGTCGTACGAGCTGGCAAAGAAGCTCTATCCCAAGATGCGATGTTACGCACCCGTCATCGTTCGTGGTGAGGAAGATAAGGGCGTACGCCTCTGGGCATTCGGAAAGACTGTGTACCAGTCGCTTCTGAACATCATGCTTGATGAGGACTATGGTGATATCACTGACCCCGCTGATGGCCGGGATGTCAAGGTTATTTGCACTAAAACCCCCGGGCGCATGTGGGCCACAACTGAGGTTCGACCTCGCGGAAAGAGTTCTCCGCTCTCCCCTTCAGCCGAGACTATTACTGAGTGGAATGCTGGAATCCCGGATCTGGATGAGTTGTACACTGCCAAGACTTACGAGGACCTCGAGAAGGTTGTAAACGATTGGCTGAACGGCGACGACACTGCCAACGACGAGGGAACCACCCGAGGTGGTGCTGATCAGGGTACATCCAGTGATTCTGGATCTTCTGACTCTTCTGGCTCTTCTGACTCTTCCACAGACGGAAAGTACAAGAGTCTCGATGAAGCCTTCGCAGATCTCGAAGATATCTAGGAACCAGACCGGAGCGGTTTAAACACTTAGATACACCGGAGGAGCGTGGCAATGCCAAAAAAGTCAGAAGATTTCACCTCTGAGTTGATTAATTCCCTAAACAGGGAACACGGCTCACAGATCGCCTATAACCTAGCATTCGATGAGTCTCCAACTCATGTGAAGGGTTGGATAAGTACAGGATCCAGACAGCTGGATTTTATTATCGCCAATCGCGAAGGTGGCGGTCTGCCTGCGGGAAGGATTGTGGAGATCTTCGGGCCTCCCTCTATCGGTAAATCACACATTGCAATCCAGATTGCCAGGTCGACCCAGAAAATGGGCGGCATTGTTGTGTATATTGATACAGAGAACGCGACTTCAGTGGAAAACCTGGGACTCCTCGGTGTGGATATCAGCAAGAGATTCGTCTATGTTGATACACACTGCACTGAGGAGGTCCTCTCCATCTCTGAAGCTACCATCATGCGGGCCAAAGCGATGGACAAGGACATTCCCATTACAATTATTTGGGACTCTGTTGCCGCATCGTCACCCAAGGCTGAACTGCTGGGTGATTATGATAAGGATTCCATCGGTCTGCAGGCCCGAGCAATCTCGAAGGGGATGAGAAAGATCACCGGAATCATTGCCAATCAGAATGTCCTGATGGTTTGCCTGAACCAGACGCGGACGAAGATTGGTGTGATGTACGGCGATCCAACAACGACCCCGGGTGGTAAGGCAATCCCCTTCCACTCCTCAGTTCGAATCAAGCTCGGCGCCGGCCAGAAGATCGAGAACAAAGACAAAGAAGTCATAGGGATTCATGTCTCCGCAAAGACAATTAAGAACAAGGTCGCCCCACCGTTTCGAACAGTGAATTTTGAGATTCATTTCGGGCATGGTATTAAGGAGCACGAGCAAACCTTCGACCTCCTCCGAAAGCATGGTACTGACACTGTCGATGGGTGTGAGGTGACTGTGGGTGGTTCCGGAACATGGAAGAATCTCACAGTTGTCGATGAGAGTGGAAAGGAGCTTGTGAGTAAGAAGTTCTACAAGGCTGACTTCGACGCGATCATGGAAGATCCTGAGTACGAACCACATGTTTCAGGCCTACTAAAGAAGGCACTGGTCCGAAAACTGCACACCGAGAAAGCCTTTGACCTCGACCCGGAAGCCTATGAAGAGATGAGGGCCCTCGCCATGGAAATTAGCGGTGATATACTAGACCCGGAGGCATGAAGTGGGGGACCGACCCGTACTCATAATTGATGGCCTCAATGTCTTCACACGTCACTTCGTCGCGAATCCAGCAATGAGTGACAAGGGATATCCAATTGGGGCCCTTGTTGGTTTTCTCAAGGGGCTACGTCTCCTGAGCGAGAAAGTTTTACCCAGTCAGGTGATTGTCGTGTGGGAGGGCGGAGGGTCGGCCCGACGAAGGGCGATATACCCAGACTACAAGCAGGGTCGCCGCCCAGCCCGTCTCAATCGATTCTATGATGATATACCCGACACTTACCAGAACAGAGACAGTCAATTGCAGCTGATCATTGAGACACTCAAACACGTTCCTGTTGTGCAGATGTACGTTGCGGATTGTGAGGCAGATGATGTACTGGGCTATCTTGTGAGTCACCGCCTTAAGACCCAGAAGTGTGTGATGGTCTCCTCTGACAAAGACCTATATCAGCTGGTCGACGCCCGGACAATTCAGTGGTCACCCGGCCAGAAGATTTTTGTGACCCCGGCTGTGATCCTGGAGAAGTTTGGTATTCATCCCAACAATTTTTGCGCTGCTCGCTGCTTTGTAGGTGATCCATCAGATGGCCTCCCCGGTGTGAAGGGGGCAGGGTTTAAGACTCTCGCTAAGCGGTTTGAGGAGCTTCGAGGGCGTGAGACTGTCTCTGTGGAAGACATCATTCAACGTGCTTCAAAGCTCTCCGAGGATCACAACTTGCAGGTTTATAATAACATTGTAGAGTCTGCAGACATTGCTAGAAGAAACTGGAAGCTGATGTTCCTCGGAGTATCCAACTTGTCAGGGACACAAATACAAAAAATAGACGGTGTACTCAATACGTTTGTACCCTCTAGAAATAAGATTGCTCTGATGAGGATCCTCCTACGTGAGGGTGTACAAAATTTTGATGTTGACTCTTATTACATGGCTATGAACACAGTTCAAAGCTAGCAAGAAGGCGAAATGGCCCAGGAAGACTACGTAGAAGACGCAAGATTCAGCCACTATGGTAAGAGCTTTCAGGAAAAGATCTTCCAGGGCCTCATGTCTGACCACCCCTGGGCCGGCCAGATGTCAGAAGTGATGGAACCGCACTTCTTTGACCTCAAGTATCTTGTGTACTTGGGTGAGCGCTACTTCAAGTACTTTGTGAAGTACAAGTGCTTTCCCACTATGAGTCTCCTTATCTCAATTGTGAAGGATGATCTCACTGAGGGTAACGATGCTATCCTTCGGGACCAGATTGTTGAGTTTCTCCACCGTATAAAGACTAACCCGAACATGGGCGATCTGCAGTACGTCAAGGATAAATCCCTGGACTTCTGTAAGCGCCAGGCTTTCAAGGAAGCGCTGGAGAAGGCGGTTGAGCTAATATCCACTGACAAGTTTGAGAGTGTAGTGGATCTTATGAAGACAGCTGTCGCAGTTGGCATGCCTAATTCTGTGGGACACGATTTTTTCGAGGATAAGGAGTCGAGGTTCGTAAAGAACCGACGCCTGGTGTGCCCAACTGGTATCAAACGTCTAGACGCAGGCGATATTCTCAGGGGAGGCCTCGGCCGCGGAGAGATAGGCGTTGTCACTGCCAACACCGGAGTTGGAAAGAGTCACTTCCTGGTGCAGATGGGTGCCAATGCCATGAGGGCAGGAAAGAATGTGATTCACTACACGTTCGAGCTCTCAGAGCATGCCACTGGCCTACGATATGATTCGAACCTGTGCAGCATTCCAAGTAATGATGTTCCAGATCATAAGGACATCGTCTTTAAGCGGTACGAGCAGAACGATCTGGGTCGTCTGATCATCAAGGAGTATCCGACAGGATCTGCCTCTGTAGTGACTATCAGGAATCACATTGAAAAGCTTACGATGAAGGGATTTGTCCCTGGGCTTATCCTAGTGGACTATGCGGATGTCATGCGATCCACTCGCAGCTACGACTCCCTGCGTCATGAGCTTAAGCTTATCTACGAGGAGTTGAGAAACATGTCCATGGAGCTCCAGATTCCCATATGGACTGCTAGTCAGGCGAATAGAGACTCAGCAAAGGCTGACATTGTAGGACTGGAGAACATGGCAGAGGCTTACTCAAAAGCTATGGTCGCAGATGTTGTACTCTCCATTTCCCGAAAGCCGATGGAAAAGGCCACTGGCCAGGGTCGATTGTTCATCGCAAAGAATCGAGCAGGACGTGACGGTCTCGTCTTTCCTATTCACATTGACACCGCACGTTCTACAATCGAAATACTTGATGAGACACAGTTGACACTGAATGAAGCAGTCAAACAGGATGAGTCGACAATGAAGAATCTACTCAAGAAGAAGTGGTTTGAAGTAAGTGATAGATCCAGTGAGGGATAAACGATGACTCAGATCACATATGATGCTGCTCATGCTGCCTGCCTGGAGTATTTTGACGGAGACAGCCTGGCCGCAAATGTCTTTCTAACCAAGTATGCGCTGACTGATAGGGAGGGAAACCTTCAGGAACTTACTCCGGATGATATGCACCACCGCATGGCCAGGGAGTTTGCAAGGATTGAGAGAAAGTATCCGAATCCGATGTCTGAGGAGGAGATCTACCAACTCTTCAGAAAGTTCAAGTACGTAATTCCTCAGGGTTCTCCTATGTCTGGTATAGGGAATGACTACCAGGTGCAGTCAATCTCTAACTGCTTTGTGATTGAGTCACCCCATGATTCCTACGGAGGTATCTGCAAGACAGATCAGGAGCTCGTCCAGATTGCCAAGCGCCGCGGCGGCGTGGGATTTGATATTTCCACGATTCGACCCAAGGGCCAGGCGACCGGCAACTGTGCTAGAACGACTGACGGAATTGAGGTCTTCATGGACCGGTTCTCTAACTCCTGTCGAGAGGTAGCCCAAGGCGGCCGCCGCGGCGCGTTGATGATGACGATCTCTGTGCATCATCCCCAGATAAGGGACTTTATTCGAATCAAGCGCGACCTTAAGCGAGTGACAGGAGCAAATATCTCTGTCAGGCTCACAGATGAGTTCTTGCAGGCTGTCGCTGACACCGGAGATGTGGAACTTAGATTTCCTGTTGATGCTAGTACCCCGGAAATCTCTATTCAGGTCAGCGCAAAGGAGCTCTGGGGTGAGATTATTGAGAGCGCGCACGAATGTGCTGAACCAGGTCTTCTAATGTGGGACAACGCAAAGCGGTTGACCCCGTCGGATGTATACGATGATGTGGGGTTCGGATCGACATCGACGAATCCGTGTGCAGAGATTGTCCTGTCTCCATACGATAGTTGTCGTCTAATGATCGTCAATCTATTAAGCTTTGTTGAAGCACCTTTCACAGACTCTGCAAGGTTTAACTACGAGAGGTTCGATGATGTGGTTCAGAAGGCACAGTGTCTGATGGACGACATGATTGATCTCGAGATCGAGCAGATTGAGAAGATTCTGGCCAAGATTCACAGTGATCCGGAGCCGGACTCTGTGAAAACTATTGAGCGTGACCTCTGGCAGAATATCAGAGCCCAGGCTGAGCGTGGTCGACGAACCGGATTGGGAGTCACTGCCGTTGGTGATGCCCTGGCGGCTTTGAATATTCGGTACGGAAGTCATGAGTCTATAGCTACAGTCGAGAGATTCTATAAGGCTCTCGCTCTTGGTGCGTATCGATCATCGTGCAAAATGGCTAGGGACAGGGGAGCCTTTCCAGTCCACAGTCATCAGAAAGAATTGGGTCATGAGTTTCTGGAGAGAATTTGGGCTGCGGATGATGAGATAAAGACCCTGTCAGAGAAGTATGGGCGGCGAAATATTGCTTTAACAACAACAGCTCCCGCGGGCTCGGTCTCTGTTCTAACACAGACAACTTCTGGTATAGAGCCTGCCTATCTCCTCAAGTACACTAGGAGAAAGAAGATCAATCGTGATGCTGAGCCTCTCGCACATGTGGATTTCGTCGATGAAATTGGGGACTCATGGCAAGAGTATGAGGTCTATCATCACGGTTACAAAAATTGGCTTGATAAGCATAGCGATACAGTTTCTGCTGGGTGGCTAGCCAGTGGAGGGTCCCCGATTGAAGAGGACCTCATTTCTATGAGCCCATATTGGAAATCAACCTCCGGAGACATCGACTGGATCGCGAAAGTCCACATGCAGGCCGGCGCGCAGAGGTGGATCTGCCACGCAATATCAAACACAACAAACGTCCCTGTGGATACTGATAAGGAAACTGTTGCAGAGATTTATATGGAGGGCTGGCGCGCAGGATGCAAGGGTGTCACCGTCTACCGAGCCGGTTCCAGATCTGGTGTGCTTGTTGAGACACGTGAGAACGAAAGAATCAGGTATCACAACTCTCCTAAGAGGCCACTAACCCTTCCCTGTGATATCCACCATGCTACAATCAAGGGCGAGAAGTGGACTATTACGGTTGGTCTGCTTGATGGGCAGCCTTACGAGATTATAGGCGGTCTAGCAGAGTTTGTTGAAATCCCAAAGATGTACAACATGGGAACAATTGCGAAGCGACCACGAAAGACGAGAAACTCCATATACGATCTTAGTTTTGGAGAGAACGGCAACGAGGTTACAATCAAGGATGTTGTGCGTGTCTTTGATAATCCCAACCATGCGGGGTTCACAAGGATAATATCCCTAGCACTCAGGCACGGAGCTCCACTCCAGTACATTGTGGAGCAGCTCCAGAAGGACAAGGAGACAGATCTCTTCTCGTTTGCCAGAGTCACAGCTAGAGTCCTCAAAAAGTATATTAAGGACGGGACTGTCCCAGGAAAGACAACGTGTGAGAACTGTAGTTCTGAGGATACCCTGATCTATCAGGAAGGCTGTGTCACCTGCACAGCCTGCGGATTTGGAAAATGCGGATGAGTCTATGAAGTGGACAACTGAGATATCACCACTCCTCAAGGAGTATGAGTTGAGGAAGAACATTGTGATTCCTCGGGTCAATAAGTTCGACGAGACAAGCTCTAAGAAGTTTGTGGAAGAGATGGCCAAGGCACACAATTCTGGCCAACCGGTTATCCCTGTGATAATTGACTCCTACGGAGGGCAGGTTTATTCCTTAATGTCAATGATAGCCGCAATTCAGGACTCCGAGGTTCCTGTGGCAACAATCGTCGAGGGCAAGGCAATGTCCTGCGGTGCTATCCTCTTTTCCTTTGGGAAGGAGGGATACCGATTCATGGATCCGAACTCCACAGTTATGATTCACGATGTCTCCTCCATGGAGCACGGAAAGGTTGAGGAGCTCAAGGCCTCGGCCGAAGAGGCAGAGCGGCTGAATCAGATCGTGTACAAGATGATGGCTCGAAACTGTGGAAAGAAATCCGACTACTTCTTGAAGATGGTCCACAAACGAGGACACGCGGACTGGTTTCTGGATGCTGAGGAGGCGAAGAAGCACAACCTGGCCAATCATCTCAGGCTACCTAAACTGCACGTTACAGTCAGTGTTGACATCGATTTTGAGTAGTGCTTAGTCGCTCCTCCTATTTATACTACAATAGTACTGTATATCCACGGGGTGGGGCATGTCATTTGATAAGGAATTCTACAATCAGGCCAGCGCTGAGAAGCTAGGCTGGGACTCTAAGTGGTTCGGTGTCACAGAGAACGATGATCGGCTCATCGAGGCCGTCAAAAAGTGGCAGAGAGCCAGGAGCCTCAAGGCCGACGGACTCGTCGGGCCCATGACATTTCGACGTGTCTGGACAGAGCGTGAGGCACAGATCTCAAGTGCGAGGGCAGCCCCGGGGCACGGATACGAGAGCGCACCCCTTGTCTGTCATGAGCCGACCATCGTACATAATGGGACACACTACCCAATCAAGTGGCCACGCGTCGTCCTCTGGGATGAGCTTGATGGTCTTACGACTGACCCGGGAAATTACTCCTCCTACGCGGGTAAAGAGCCACGTAAGATAAACCATTTCGTGAATCACTGGGATGTATGCCTCTCCTCAGCTAGCTGCGCCAACGTCTTGGCTAAGCGGGGCATTTCAGTTCACTTTTGTATCGACAACGACGGCACAATTTACCAGCTTCTCGATACTCAACATGCGGCGTGGCAGGCGGGAGGACGTCTCTGGAATCACACATCAATTGGTGTCGAGATTGCAAACGCTTACTATCTGAAGTATCAGGACTGGTATGTATCGAAGGGCTTTGGAGCACGCCCAATTCAAGAACAAGGGCAAGTACACGGCAAAACCTTAAAGCCTTTCTTAGATTTTTATCCAGTTCAGCTTGAGGCCCTTAAAGCCCTGTGGGCTGCAGTGTCAGAGGCACACAATATTCCTCTAGAGTGCCCAACAGACAAGCATGGAAAGCTAGTAACTACTATTGATAGTCGGTGTGTTCGAGGAGAGTTCAGTGGCTTTGTCAATCACTACAATCTCACCAAGAGAAAGATTGACTGTGCCGGTCTCGATCTCGTCGGCCTTCTGGACGCGGCCAAAGAGCTCTAGATAATCGTAGCAGCGGGTAATACCTTTCGGTCGTTCGTGTAATATTTAGTCTTACATACGACGCTGTGTTCGGAGAAAAAGTATTGTCTAGGAGAATCAACGAGCTTTCTTTAGGTGAGCCAACAAAGAGTGTTGAGTACACTGGATTCGTACTTGACACTGCTTCTCACCAGAAGCTAGCTGCCCTCGCTCCGGAAGGCTGGCAGGTGTTTGCGCACCACATGACAGTCATTAATCCTCCAAACATGAAGAGGCGACTTCCAGCTCGATGGCTGGGAGCAGAGTTCTGTGTGAGGGTGACTGGAGTTGCTCAGGATAGCATGGTCATGACAGCTCTTGTGGACTTGGGAGGTGCACCTATTCCAATGAAGGGCCCTGAGTATCCTCATGTGACCATTGCCACAAATCCCTCAGCCGGTGGGAAACCGGCAATGTCTAACTGGAAGTTCAAGCCGAAAATTGACGAGCTTAATTTTCAGGAGATCACACCCATCACGATCTGTGGCACGATTGAGGAGGTTTTGCGCGAGGAAAGAAGACCAAGTGCACTTCGATGTCTCATTCGGGAGACCCTTCTCCGTGAAGCCCAGTCAGAAGATCCAGTTAGAATGCCTCTGGATCTTCCAGTCCCAGCAGACATTCGCGATCTAACTAAAAAGTTTCGAGCTGCAGGACACGAGCTCTATATTGTTGGAGGTGCAGTCCGAGATACCCTGCTGAATAAGACACCCAAGGACTATGATCTCGCGACCAGTGCGCCACCAGACGAAGTGATTGAGCTCCTCTCAGGATCACCAGAGTTCCAGACCAAACCTGTCGGTGAGGCATTCGGAGTGGTGCTAGTGAAGACTCCGGATGGCGGTGAATACGAGGTGGCTACTTTCCGAAAGGACATCGGCAAGGGACGACGCCCGGACGCTGTGGAGTTCACTGATATTAAGTCTGACGTCCAGCGTCGTGATCTCACTATCAACGCGTTATTCTATGACATAGACGCTGGCGAGGTAGTCGACTATGTGGGAGGTATTGAGGATCTGTCTAATGGAGTAGTTCGGACTGTTGGGCAGCCTGAGGACAGGTTCGGTGAGGACAAACTTCGAGTACTCCGTGCGATTCGGTTCGCGGCCAGGCTGGGCTCGGATCTAGATCCTGACACAGCGCGTGCTATAAAGGAGGATCCTATTCTGGAGCAGGTCTCTCCTGAGAGAATACGGGATGAGTTTCTCAAGGGTATCGAAACAGCACAACGGGTGCCTCATTTCCTGGAGATGTTTGAGGATCTAGACCTCTTTGAAGAGGTTTTTCCCGGCCTCGAGGTTAACGCAGAGTATCATCAAGAGCGAGATCCAATAATCCAATTGGCCCTGCTGCTTCGGGACAACGTACCAACTGCAGTGACACAGATCCTTAAGAGTGTGAAGTATACAAACGAGGAGGTCAAGAAGATAACCTTCCTCCTGGAGTTCCAGGGTCTACAGGAGACATCTGCTCCCCTGCTCAAGAAGCGGTATAACTCATCGGGCTTAAATCCTGATCAGCTAAGTGTCTTCGCAGAGGCTGCACAGGCACCGGACGAGCGGCACGTACGTGCTTTCCTTGAGTTTGCCTCTTCCCCACCGCCTGTTGACCCTCGAGAGTTAATGTCACAGGGGCTAACCGGCCCTGACATCGGAAAGGCGATGGAGGACGCGGAGTACGATGCCTATCGACAATTGGTGGGAGAGGCAATAAAGCAGACCGGGCAAAGCCTGAGGGCTTTTGTGAGAACAGTCCTCTCAGAACGACTTTAATATGCACAGGCTTGAGTATCTGGGTTACGATCAATCAAACATATGTTATGATTTAAAGGAATGCGATCTGGATGGAGATGTTCGAACAGGACTAGGGAATGAGTATATCACGACACCCATTGAAATTATCAGCGCTGCCAGGGTTGAGTAGAAGTGAAACAGGATGTGTTATTCCTTCGTCAGTATATCTCGGAGGTTATATTGTCAGAGGCACGATCTAAACCCCCCGGCGCCGGTGTGGTTGTCGTCCGATCATTTCCAGAGGGGTGGCGTGTGCTGGGTCTGAGGGTCTACGGAAGACTTGATATTCCCAAGGGTGTTATTGACCCGGGGGAATCACCCTTTCAGGCTGCTGTGAGAGAGACGTCAGAGGAAGCTGGGATAACTGACCTGAGGTTCACATGGGGAAACGAGCCAAAAGTTGTAGGTCGTCTAACTGTCTGGGTAGCGGAGACATCACAGGATCCGGTGATTCAAAGAAATCCGGAGACGGGAATATATGAGCACCACTCAGCAGATTGGCTGGAGTGGGATATAATGTTGTCTAAGGTACCGAATTTTATAGCTACAGCTGTTCGCTGGGCGAGATTAATTGTTGAGGAGGAGAATACCTAGAAGTGGAGGAAGCGGATAATTTTATCCTAATCTGAGGGCGAGTGGCCCGTAGTATTGTTTAGTTTCTGAGTCTTAAAGGCTCGAGTTTTTGTTTTGGTTAGTTTGTTGAGTTTATAGCGTGACTGCAATCCGTGTAACAGAGCCCTCCGGCTCGAATGGTGCGATTCAATTCGCAAATAACGGTGTCTTTGACACTGACTCCGGGTTGATCTTCAACACGACAACTCAACGATTGGGAGTAGGCACAGCCGCTCCTGACACCCTCCTACATGTAGCAGGACAGACGACCGTGGGCACCGCGGCAACTGACCTCCATGCAGTCACAGGAAGCCTCAGTGTGTCTGTGGGACTCACCGGGTCCCTGACTCATCTCACGGATGGTACTTCTTTTCTCATAGCGGGAAGTAACATGACGCTGACCACCGGTTCTAGCGGTGCAGTTACAGTTGCCTCAACTGCAGGTTCGACAATCGGAGCAGCCGAGGATGCCTCATATGTCGATGGGCTCTTTACTGACTTCACGTCTGTCACTCCTATAGGCACTGCTGTTGACAGGTTCAATGAGGTTCTAAAATCACTCGCGCCTGCACCTGCACCCACGTTAGATGATGTTGACCACAACGAGGCCTCAGTCGCGGCCAAACTCAGTTTTGGGACTAGTAATGTTCTAGGAGGCTACACCAGTGTGGCCACGGCGGCAGGCCTCGCTGCTGTCGACGTCAATGGGACGTACACCTCCACAACGACCAACAACAACATGAGAATAGGTGTCTTCGACGCCACGAACGTTGTTGTTGGGGACCTGAATGAGGACATAGCGGCAGATACTCACAGCAACGCACAGGTGAATCACCCAGCAAACTCATTCGGTAATTCAGATCAAGGAACTCTAAAATTGGAGGTGAACGGATCTGTTGTTCATACGATAGACTTGACTGATGGTGCCACAGGCGCCGGCGCGTCCGGAGCCGGAACTGGTTCTCACTTGAATGGAAACAGTTCAGGTTTCATCAACTTGAGCGCAGCGACCACCGCCAAGTTTTCTGATGCGTCAGTGTTGGATCTCTTCAAGCACCGGACAGGAAAGTTTCAGGTCGGCACTGCTGATCAACGCAATGGGTGGAACTATGCCCGTGTGATACACACAGTGGGTGGATCTGATACGAACACGAACTACATTGAGTGGGTGAACGACAACGATGCAAATGCCTTGGCTTCTGCCGGGTCTGCTTTTGACACGCTGGTAATGACAGGCGAATTAAACCTTTCAGGAGTGAGATACCACACAGGAGGAACTGCTAAGTACAGGGTTCGGGTGACGAATGCATACAGAAATATCTACACCACATCGAACATGACATTCACAGTAACAGCCGTGTCGATACCCGCGCAAGCCGTGTCCGCTATCAGCGGAGGAGACGACGAGACGAAGGTTCTACACGTCACAGGCACTGCTACAGTTAACAGTACATCAATACTCAATAGCAGCCTCTCCGCCGCTATTAATGTACCACACCCACTCAAGGCAAATCTATCGAACTCCGGGACACAAACGATAGCAGGAATCCTAGTCTATAATGTTGCCAACAACTCAACTACAACGACTGAGACATTCAGGCGGGAGAATCACAGACTGATATCTGGGAGCTATGACGCCCAAGCTGATGCCACAGACGCCGGCAGCACTTGGAACTCGTCCAAGCATATGTCGGGCAGTAACACAGGTCACACTGACGGTCTAATGTTCTACAATAAGCGCCTCTATGCGCCAATCCAGGGCGCCAACGCCGGCGATTTTGACGGAATAGCAAACGGCCCTGCAGACAATGTAGATTACAGTGGCATTACCACTGGGGTTCGAACATTCTATCGGTCCTTCACAAACACATCAGGCGGCTCCGCAACCAACTTTAACCTGACTATCCAGGGGAGCTCGACCATAGTGTCACAGAGCACTGCTCTCACTGCAACCAAGATACACGTTTTGGTGAAACTCCCCCTGACATCAGCTGCTTCGTCTTCGGGTTGGATGGATCTGGCACTGGCCTTTGCCACAGGCCAGGTAACAGACGGTGCTGGGTGTCTGGTTGGAACGCTGGACAGCACTCTTAATGCAACAAATGAAGTGACATTCGGAACAGAGTCAGTGGGTAATACCGAGCGTGTGTTATTGAAAATAGAGGCAGCTGCATCTTGGACTGGGCACGTTTCGCAAGTGTCAGTCTCGTGGCCATAGGGGTGTAGATGGCATTTGATGCAAAAACGCAGAGGCTTATAACTCTTAAGAAGCTCTCCGGTAAGGCCCACACCTCCAATAATAAGGACCTGGCTAACGAGGCACTCCCCTCTGGTGTAACGATAGCCGCTGAGACTGTCTTCAAGGATTCTGTCCCAAAGGCGCCTAACAGTACGAGTCTGTACACAATTACAAGCGACACAGTGGAGTTCCTGAGGCTGTCAGCCTCCTTCATTGCGGGATCTGACACTGCTGATGGGCGGCATGGATTTGAACTAACTCTACCGGACGACTACGAGGCCACCTCAACAAATCCGGACGCCGGAACAGATCCATGGATAGACGGAAAGATCATCAACATAACGAGTGGAGCAATCCAGGTTGTTCCGCCGTCATTCGCAACAGATTATGAGGCAAAGGTCTATCACACGGGAAGCGGCGAGACTCAAATTGCTGTCCTCGACGCTCGGGACTGGACCCTGGATTACTTCAACGGTGTGTTCTTCCAGCAGGATCCCCCGGGAACAGGTGATAACTCCTCTAATCCTCGTTATGTCGATGCCTTTGTCTATATTGGCGACTTCATGGATTCTGTTGCAGGCGGCGGCACAAACGTGTACGTGTCCGCGACTACAGCCACACGAACGAAGAGATCGTACGATCTCACATCTGGTGTTGCTGCTGATACAAACTACGCCCTGGCACAGATAGATCTCTCAGATAGTGGTCATGATCCCAGCTACATGGATGTGCTCGTCAACGGTGCGCTTCTACACTCAGGAACAGCTGCACAGGTCACTAGCGGGGATGCTGATTACAGCGTTGTCAATGACACAACACTTCGATTCGCTTTTGATCTGCAGGCAGCAGATATTATTGATGTTGCCCTCATAACATCCGGTGCCGCGGCAGCACCTGTGGATGCTCCATATGTGACCTTTGAGGCCAGCGGGGACCTGACAGGCGAGAGAGTCTTGACAGCGGGAGCGGGTCTTGCTGTGAGTGTGGCCACCGCAGGCCAGGTCGCTATGTCGATCGACAGGATAAAAACAGTCTATACAATAACAGGAAGTCAACACCAGTCTGGCATCCCCCTGATTGTGGCTAACGCAGCATTTGACTCAGGTAGCTACGATGAGCATAGGATAGATCTCTTCGTTAACGGACAGTTCATGGTTTCAGGAAGCAATTCTGACTACACACTCCACGGTAACACAGATGGTGTTGTTTTTAACTTCAATCTATTTCAGAATGATAAGGTGATCTCAATTGTCCAGTGATGAGTACCTACTTAGGGTGCTGAAGTTTGTTAGAAATCGCCTCACTAGGATAGTTAGTAAGAGACAGGGAGATGATCAGTGAATAAGACAGCAGCACAGAATCCAGGAGTACCCAAGACGTACGAGACGTCTGATCTGGCTATTGCTGCGTATTTGATGCTGAAGAACTTTCAACTCCTCACTGCAGGGAAACTCCCTAGCGGAAAGTTTCAGTTCATCTTTGCTGATCCCGACACCAAGGCGAGACAGTTTGCGGTTCAGTTCCTCTCCTCTGAGTGCTGTAAGTTTGATACCCACGTGAAGAATCTCAAGAAGCTGCTTTACTAAGGGGTGTCATAATCCGCAGCCGCGTCATATTTATTGGTGCCTTCATCGGCAGTTGAGTTGTTGTTATAAGTTCTGAGACATTGAAGTCCAGTTAAGACAAGAAATTTTGTTAAGGAGTGTTACGTGGCCGTCCCAAAGACACAGATAAGAGTTGAACAGCTCACAGGATCGATTCCTGATGATCAAGTTGCTGCAGCAGCAGCCGATGTGTTGGTTCTCACATCGTTGAGTGGTACGCTGAATCACATTGCATCCTCCCTCTACCGTATCCACGGTGCAGACACGTTCTCAGAGAATGCGACAGGGGTTATAAAGTTTGCAGATAATGCGGCATCCGCCTTCGCTTTCAAGGAGTCCGGCAACGCGTATCTGGAATTCGTGACGACCAACAGCTCTGAGGCTGTAAAGATCTCCAAGACACTTGATGTAGACGGCAATCTCGACGTGGACAACGCGACGACTGATATTGTCTCCTCCGGTGCGGTCTCGATCGACGGAGGCGCGGCTTCCAATTTCACAACCTCAGCAGGCGATTTGACACTGCAGTCCTCCGCGGGCTCTGTCCTTGTTACAGCCGCTGAGGCAACGGCCGATGCCATTCAACTTCACGCCTCCAACGCCGCCGGCGGCATCGATCTAAACGTCAACAGTACTACTGTAGTCAGTGTGGATTCTAACTCGGTTGACGTCGCCCAGCAGTTGAATGTCGACGCGACAACCGCATCGACCAGCGTAACAACTGGCGCCCTGGTTGTGGACGGTGGCGTTGGAATTGCCCTCGACCTCTTTGTGGGAGACGACCTCAGCCTGGACTCTGACTCTGCAGTCCTGAATATAGGTGCTGACAACGATTTTTCTATCACACACGACGGAACGACCGGCGCGACGCTTGCAGGTAACCCCATAACAATTACATCCGGTGGCGCGGCCACATGGTCGGCCTCTGCAGGAGCGCTCACAATCGATGCTGCTGCAGCTGGTTTGGTCCTCGACGGTCACACCGGAGTCGATATCGATGCTTCTAATAGTGGTGTGGTTTCGATTGACGGCGCCGGCGGGATCAATATAGGAATAGCGTCAGACACAGCAATTGATATTGACTCGTCAACACTGGACATAGATGCCTCAGGAAATGTGACGATCGACGCTAGCGGCGGAAGTATCAGTGTGGGAACGAACAGCAGCGGCCGCGCGATAAATATCGGCCACACAACCTCAGAAGTGACAGTTAACGATAACCTCACTGTGACGGGTGATCTGACAGTTAACGGTGACACAGTCACAGTTGATGTCGCAACTTTGACTGTTGAAGATCCACTCATTAAGCTTAACAAGGGTGATACCGGTAACCCAGCACGCGATCAGGGATTTATCTTCTCTCGTGGTAATGGAGTTGCAGCAGATCAGGTTAACCGAGCCTTTCTCTGGGATGAGTCCGCTGACGAGTTTGTTCTCGCAGATGTGACCACTGAGACAGGAGTCACTTCCGGAAATGTAACCCTGGCAGACTACGAGAATCTTCGTCTGGGCGCGCTGGGTGTAGAAGATACCATTCAGATCCGAGACACGGCGCTTCAGATCTCCTCACCCCAGGACGGTTCGCTTACAGTGGAAGCAGACGGTGTCCTCCTTCTGGACTGCCCCACTTCTATTCGGTTCGAGACTCGGGACTCCACGGAGATGGCCAATAATGCCATCGACTTCGCTGCTGCCGGCGAGTTTGTGACATTTGTCTCCAAGTTTAGTAACTCTACCACAGTTATGGGAGCCCTGAACAGCATTGGCGGCAATCGTACTAAGGTGATCGGCAAGGTGGGAGAGGTCAGTGGCGGAGTCACCCTGACAGGTGGCAGCGAGGGACATAATCCCATCGCGGCTGAGGCATCAATTGATCTCAGCGGTCTGGCAATCACAATGGATGGTGCCAATGCTGTGACAGACAACAATGTCGACGTCTTTCTGAACGGTCAGCTCCTGCTGTCCGGATCTACTGCCAATCTCACAGCGGGCGCGGCTGATTATAATGTTGTCGATACCAATTCCCTGAAGTTTGGGTTTATCCTGGAACAGGGCGATATCGTCACAGTCGTTACTGAGGGATAGGCCTAAAAATAAAGCTCTCCGGGGGCTAAAAAGGTCCTGAAGTTAGGCCTCGAAGTGCATATTTACACTCGAGAATTCTGGGATCTTTCCCACTCGATATAAGTTTTTAGACCCCTTTGCGACACGTCACGGTTTCTTGAGTCAGACCTTCTAAAGGTCCTCAGTTCCTGACGTGTTTTTTGTTTTTTGTTCCTCGGCTTGGTGTCAACACACCCCGCGGGATTTTTCTTTAAGCTCTTGTGTGAGTCCGACCCGCTGGTCGTGAATCCCACCTCTTTTCTTTAGTCGTGTTTTGTCCTACGCCATAACACACATGGAGAAAAATAATGGCTAAAACATTCCTCAAACTCAAGCAGATTGGCCCCGGTGCAGACACACGAATTCCGTTCGCTGACGGCGATGGCCTCGGAGATTCTGCACAATTTACATTCAATGACACAGGCAACATCCTAGGGCTCGGCTCTTCCGCGGTGTCATCGGTGGTCTTTACGCCCACAGCCTCTGACACAGTCACGATGGCCGCCGCAGCAAACGGTGCATTCAGTCTCGTCACTGTAGATGATAATGCTGCAGCTGCAAACATTCAGATTACAGCTGATGGTACTGTGGATATCGATTCCGCAGGTGTCCTAACCCTGGACTCTGGCGCAGCAATCAACATCGAACCTGCGG